ATGCCCGACTTTAGAAAGGCTGTGCTGAAAACGTATGGGGAGGATCTTTCGAAAAGGTGGGTGGTTGAATATTGGCCGTATTCTGTAGAAGCTAATAAGCTTGTTAGAAAACAAATTTTTATCTCTTCAAAAAAATATCCTACTGCTGCGGAAAGGCTTGCATGGGCGGACAGAACTATTGCTGAAATCAATAATAATCTTCAAAATGGTGGATATATTGGTCGTAAGGAAGAAGAGATGGAGCTTTATGATGCCATTTTCAAGTTTATTGAGCATAAGAAAAAAAGTGTGGAGCATGTGGATGTTTATGAACAATTGCTTTACAAAGTATTTCTCCCGTTTTTTTCTAAAAAAAACAATTCCTTAAAGGTTACTGATTTTACCCGATCTGACATCGTTTTTTTTATGGATGAATGTCAGAAAAAATACAATTGGGGTAATAGCACTAGAAATTATAAGAAGAAAATATTATCGATTTTTTTTGAGTTTTTTGTGGATCGGGAAATTATAGAAAAAAATCCTGTAAATGGTATAAAAAGAATAAAAACCCCACAGCCAATTAAGAATTTCCCCTATCTGGATAATGAGGTAGGTGATATTTTCGACTATCTGAAAGTGCATGATTATGAAGTGTTCCTGACTGCATGTTTTGTATATTATTGTTTTTTACGTCCTAAGGAAGTTCGTTTCCTGAAAATAGCTGATGTGGATATTTCAAGTGGTAAAATTCGGGTAGGTTCAAATGTTTCCAAAGTTTCCAAAACTAATTTTGTATTGATCCCGAAGGCATTTATTGCCATTTTGAAGGAATCTGGCTTTTTGGATCATCCAGGGTATCATTACATTTTCCGAAATAAAGGAAAGAAAGGTCAACCGCCTTATGGAAAATCCAACATTCAGAAAAGATTTAGGGCAATCCTAGATGAATTGGGATATGACCATAATTACAGTATGTACAGTTTTAAACATACAGGTTGCTGTAAGTTATACCGGCTTACCAAAGATATAAAACTGGTATCCAGGCAGTGCCGACATAGTAGTATTTCCACAACAGATGTTTATCTCAGGGAATTAGGTTTATACACTGAGGCCACTGACCTGGATGGATTCACCTAACCTACTTTTTACTATCTCTAAGCAATTGTTTGATTTCGGCAATGTCTCTTTTCATATAGCTCAAATCCACCTGCATAGGTTTAAATTCCTGCTCTGCATCTTTGAAGGTAAATTGGTTTTCTTCCAGCTTCTTTATTTTTGATTCTGCATTAGAAAGTCGTGCAAGGGTTGTGAAATAGAACCCAGTCATAATAAAAAGACCTCCCAAAAATGAAGGCACTGCCCAGGTGTAAATTTTATTTATCAAATCAATATTTACTTGTGGTTTCATTTCAATAGTTTCTGATTTTTGCATTTTTCGTGAGCTGATCCTCCAACTTTAAAGTGTTTAAATAAATTTCTTTTTCTCTTTCAAAATCATTGATATCTTTTCTTAAGCCTGCCAGTTCTTTTATCATCATCCTGGACATTTCCAGAGTTTCCTGATTATTGTGTTGACTGACCGCTGTGATGGCCTCATTGCTAGGAGTGGTATTGGCTACTGGCAATGGCCCTCCAGTTGCCATTTTCACTAACCCAAACCTGGAGTATTTCCCAGCCTGATTAATGGTTTTAATGATATCCTGATTATTGGCATAGGCATGTTTATTCACCATAAATTCACCTCCTTCAGCTTCAATATGACCAAAGCCTCCCCAGCCTTGGATGCCTCCCTGGGAATGAGCTGGTCCTTTCAATTCTCCTCCTTTGGCCAGTTTCTGGCTGTTCACTTTTTTAATGGCATTATTGGCTCTGGCCAATGCTGCAGCTGTTTCCAAACCTGCAATCACTGCTCCTGATCCTGGAAGGATCGCATTTATAGGATTGGTGTTGGCATTTTTCCAGATCCCGGCTATTTCTGAAGCCACCTCAGCATTGATGCCTACAATATGAGCTGCCTTTATTTTCTCAAAATGTTTTTTCCTCAGCTCCTCATCTGCTGTCAAATATTCCAGGGTAGCATTGATCGCTGTTTCGGTTCCTTTTATGGCTAACTGGGCTGCTGCTTCCTCTTTTTCCTGGGTTAAATTCTGATGGGCCACCAGGGCATCATACTCCATTTTCTTTTTCTCCTCCTCTGTTTTCTTTCTAATCTCCAGGACTTTTTTCCCAAAATCCTCTTCCAGTTTCAGCAGCTCTGCCTGGCTTTCTTTCACTTTCAGGATTTCATCTTTTTTATACCCAGATACAATTCCACCTCCAGCTGGAGTTTTCTTATCTTGATTGATATCAGTTTTATTTGTGCTCACTGATGAATTAGCTCCAAAATCTTCTCCAGCTCCTAGCAAATCAATCTGATTTCCAGCTCCAAATTGATAGCCTGATTGAAAAGCTGCAGCTGCATTTTTGCCCAGGTTAGTATAATTTTCCACCAGAGATCCGGATAGTTTTTCATAGCCTGATTTGATTTTGGCCTGATCCAAAGTAAAGATCCCTTCAATCACTTCTGAAATCCCATCTTTAGCTTCCAGCAGTGTTTTTTTAATATCAGAAAAAACACTTTTAAAAGTACTGGCCAGGGCATGCAAACCTCCTCTTACAATTTCTACATTATTATAAATGGTAATGAAGCCATTTATCAACCCTCTAAATACTTTCAGGATAGCTGATATGGTGAAGGTCAACACCTTAAATGTTCCGGTTAAGACCTTTACAATCACATCCACTGCACTGGTATTTTCCCCAAATATTTCCAGCTGATCCACCAGGTTGGAAAGTTCCTGGTATAACTGGTAAACCTGTTTTCCCAGGGCTTTGAATATCTGGATAACCGGCTCAGATTTTACATACAATTCCGATAAAAAATTGACAATTTTATCTGATACTTTGGTGATGATCAGGTTGAATTGTTCCTGATCTTTTTGCATTTTGATTTGCGCCTGGGTGTAATAATCTGCTGAGGCAATCAGGTCCTCAAAACCACCTTCAATATTCTCCAGGTTCTTTAAGAAATTAATGGTGAGTTCTTCTCCCTGGGAGCCAAACACATCTGAAATGATCTTTTGTGTAGCTGTAGCCCCAATATTTAGCTCATTCATTCTTTTTGTGATCCTGACCATAGCATCTCCAGTTTTTAGAGATCCCTTGTCAATTTCATCAAAAAGTTTTTCCTTAAAATCTTTTCCCAAAGATGTAATTGCTTCTTTAGTTGCATCTGTTGGATCCCTTAACCTTTGCCCGGCTTCCTGGTACAAATCTGCCACTACATCCAGGTTCCTGGCTCCAGCTCTTTCAGCTCTGATCAGAGTGCCCATGAAATCTTCAAAACTTCCTCCAGCCTCAGCTATTTTGGGTGAAAATTCCTGGACCACATCCAAAAATTCCCCTTGCGAATCTACCAGTAAATTGGAGGTGAGCAGGAGTTCATCCAGGATTTTTCCGGCTGAGCCTCCAAAAGCTTCATAGGCTACTTTAGCAGCTCCTGCAGCGGTTTTAGTGTCTTCACCCATAGCATTCGCCAGGGTGATACTTTTGGCAGTTAATGCATCAATATCTTCTCCACTTTCTGAGAATAACAGCCTGACATCCCGCCTGGCTTTTACTGATTCTATTCCAATCAAACCTAGTCCCTGGACTACTTCCAAAATCTTATCTACCAACAGGATAATTCCGGTGGCCTTGAAAGCCGTTTTCATAAAACCTCCCACTTTATTCACTGCAGTACCAAACTTTCCCATGGATTGGTTGGCATGATCAATCTTCTTTTTGATCAGACCGGTTTCTTCTCCAACTTTCTGAGTGGCTGCTTTTACCTGGTCAAGTTTATTTTTATATTCTTGGATTTTGTTTTTATCATCAGGATTGATATTGGCCAATACCGCTTTTAACTTCCTGGCATCTGCATGAAGTTCTTTGAGGGTGGTAGCAGAGCCTTTACCATCAATATTTAATTTGATTACCTTTTTATCTCCTTTTCCTCTGGCCATAATGGTTTGATTTTATAATGCCAAATTGGAAATTTTCCATGCCCTTTTTAAGGACAAAAAAAAGCATGACCAAACTCGGCCATGCTTTTTACTATAAACAAAATGGAAGTTTAAACCTTATCCCTGTCCATCACCATCATCATCTATTTCATCAAAACCCAGCTCAGTTTCTGCTTTGAAATAAGCTTCATTGAAGGCAATGACTACCTTTTTTACTCTATCCTTAAAAAGGAACTGCACTACTTTACTATCTTTTTTCTTACTCACAGCCTCCACCAATGCAGTAGTGGCAGTTTGAAGAATTAACGGAAAAAATGCTTTTAACATGATTTTCAATTTTTAATGAATGATTAATTAATCAATTATTTAGAGTTACTAATGTGGGGTTTATTCAGCTGGGGTTTAAGGACAAGACTATTGCTTAGTAATATCAATAATCCCCACATATGCGAACTGGCTACCAGCCCGCACTGAGACGGAAAAGGTAACTTCTGTTACTCCTGTTATTGTATATAAAACTCCATTATCGTCTGTATTATAATCTACATCGTCAGTACCTGCATCAAAATAATTATTCGAGTTAGCACCCTTTGCCGGGTTTGTATGATTTGTTAGCCCGTTTTCATTACCAACATTTGCAGATCTCGAAGTTCCTCCAGCCCGAGCTCCTGTTAGAAAAATGGTGTATGTTTCACCTATATCAAAACCAGAAAATTTCAATCTCATAGGAAGGTTTCCATTACCACTCCATAGAAACCAGCTATCAACCCATGCAGTATTTGGGTACTTGGTTGTGGATGAATTTGCGCCCGTGTCATTACTCCCTTTGCCATCGGCATATCCATTGTCACCTTCTTGCAAAAGTTCCATACTTATTCCACTTGCATTGTTGCTAGTTGTGATTAATTCTCCATAATCTTGTGGAATTTGATCTTCGAAGTTATTCCAGTGGTTCCCGTTTACGTCCGGAGTTCCACTTACTACACTATTTCCACCATCACGGCCTAAATCTACAAGGATCCTCTCCGTTTCATCTACATCATTTACAGAGACAGAAAACGATTCTGAATAAGTACCGAAAGCGGTTGAAACCTGAATCCTACATGAATAACTTGATTTCGTCTCAAAATCAAATACCTCATTTGCTCTAAGATTAGAGCCAGAGATATTAAAAGACGCATTATCAGTATCACCTGAACCTGATATCAAAGAATAAGTAGGGCTGCCATCGCCTGTAAAAGTTAAAGATCCTATTATGTCGTTGATACTATTGTTTTCATTTATAGAATTTGAACTTAATGCTATATCTGAAGGTGGTGTATCAGCAAGGTTATTTATATTTATTGTAAAAGACTTTTCAAAACTTCCACCAAAATTTGAAGATCTAACCCTGATTGAATATGATGTTTTGGATTCATAATCAAAAACCTGTGAAGCTCTTAAACTTTGACCTGAAATATTGAAACTAGCGTTGTCATTGTCTCCCGTACCACTTACAAGTGAATAAGTATTTGGTTCGGAAACATCGCTTGTTAATACTCCTACTACATCATTTATATTATTGCCTTCATTAATCGATGAACTTGATAATAAAATATCTGTTGGCGCATCCTGATCTACGGTTGCAATTGCGTAAACCGTATGTCGTACAATGTATTTTTTTGGATCATAAGGACTTGCAGAGCCATCATTAAACATGAACACCTCGCTTGATGAATCGTAAAGTTCACCCGTACCACCTTGTTTCACTCGAATTTCATAATTCTTAGTCCCGGACAAATGAGGACTTGAAAGGGTTAACTCTAAATTAGAGCCGTTAATCACTCCCGTAAAACTTTCATTTTGTGAATCGGTATCATTCCACAATTGAATCCCAAAATTCCCACTACCTTGAACAGCTCCAGAGGCTCCCAGAACTGGAATAGTAAATTTTGAAACCCCGTCAAAACTAGGAGTTCCAAGCCTTAATTCTTCCCAACCAGAACTAAACAATTCACTATAAATTGACCTGGCAAACATTACCCCCTCATACCTCTCTCCATGAGAGGTAATATGTATATTGTCTCCCTGATAATCTGCTCGGTATCTTGAATGTGAGATATGTACATTACTATATTTTGAAGCCTTCTCATGAAGCTGAATAGAGTAGTCTGGACTACCAACTAACCTTTGTTGATCTGCAAATACATGCACTTGGCTTGTATCCTGTTCACTATGCAAATGAGGTATTACATCTGTTCTAAAGTCATTTATTAAATCAACAAATTGATCACCGTACGGAGTTGGACTGTTATTTCCAGTTCCTCCATGCATCCAAATTAGGTGCACTTTATATTTCCATCCGTTTGAATCGCATATTGTTTTTACCCTTGAAACACTTGAAATTGCTTCCTCAAAAAGTCCGGTTGAACCTCCTTTGCTTAGCTGGGTAATTGTTTTTCCTCCTGATGCATGAATTGTTACTACATACCGGAAATGTTTATTATTTACAAAATCATCTAATTGCTGCCCAAGTGAGGTTGCAATAGTTTCCACATTTGAAGTTGGAGCTGGTCCACCTGTAGAGTTGAACGTGTCACCTTCGGTTAGCTGTACCAAATTACCGGAATTATTGACCTCTAAAGGACCATCTTGCAATGTCAAAACATTACTTACTCCACTTGTTGTTAATGCTGGACTAGAATTATAACCACCAGCTTGACTTTGCCCTAAAACAACAAAGTGGTGTACAGTTATAGCCTTTTTAACTATAACAAACTGAGCCATAACACCAAGACTTAAACTGAGTGCTAAGATTAAAAAAAATAGTCTTTTCATAGCTAGTTAGTTTGTTCGGGGTATAGTGATTGAAACATATCCTGATACACCTGTTGCGATCACCTCCAAAACATCAGTAGCAGCAAAGGAAGTAGAACCAGTTTCACTTGAATTGTTTTTTTCAAATGTTACCGTGCCTGTTCCAGTTTTATAAGTGGTAACTAGGTTGTAAGTAATATTCTCATGAATGGGTATGTAAACGGTTCCATCAGCTTCAAACTGGATGACTAAAGGTTGGTATACATAATTTGAAATCTGAGACCTTGTAATTGTTAAGGCAGAGGCATGCTGGGTTACATTAGACTCAGCAATCCTAGCATCAGCAAAAACACCAGTTGTGATTTTGGTCGTTCCCAAATTAGGTATTTCCGTACTGGTTAAATTGGTTGAAAAAACTCCAGCTGTTAAATCTAAACCTGCACCTGCAGTATATGTGGTATTTTGATCCACATAATTGCTAGAGTGAATTGTGCCTTGTCCGGATTGCGTCCAATCCACACCTCCTCCACCTTCAGAAATTGTTACCCATCCACCATCTTGCCTTCCATACTTATTTCCATCGCTGGGGGCATCTTGGAGATAAATAGAAAGATTTGGTGTATTGGTGAAGTTCGAATAATTTAAATAGAATGCAGGAGCCTGGCCATTTAAAGCCTCAGCATTATCAGCAATCTGATCATTATCCGTATCATAATCAGATTTAAGCATATCTCCAGTACCTCCGCCAACGGAAAGAGCTGTAATTTGAGCCTGCAGTTTTCCAAAGGCTTCCAGGAAATTATCTGAAGATACAATATTGGATGAACTCCCCAGGCTTAAACCTGTTAAAAGTGTCTCCCTTGATCTTTCTGGAGTAAAGTAAAGGTTCCCGTTTTCTGTAATTTGTCCCGTGTTAGTAGGGATGGTTGGACGATTGGTCAGTGTACCATAATCATGTGTATGTCCTACGTCACTTTTTCCTGAAAACAGATTCATTAGATCTATTTGGTTGGAAATATCTCCTGTCACACTTCCCCATGGAACGTCTGCCATTACGTTTGTTCCAATGATCAAGGCTTTACTCACATCTTCAAGCGCATCACCTGAATTGGTTAAAGCAAGTATCTTCCAGAGGGTATTGTTTTGCTCGTTGAGAATTAAAGTGTTTTTTGAGAATGACCTACCTAGTGCGGTTGTAGAATCTGAAACCACTCTTATAGAGATGGGTTTTGTTTGAGCATATCCACTAAGGGATATTACCATTATTAGCAATAGAATTATTCTTTTCATCATGAAGTTATTTGTATAAGTGCAATAAAAATTACTTTCTCTTCCGGGTCCAGATTTGCAGAAAAAACTACTCGGTTATTTTGAATGTCAATGGCATAATCCTCATCCTTAACCAATACAGCCCCATTCCTTACAATTGATAAATCTCCATACTTTGCAAAAGGAATATTGATAAACGATTCTCCTCCAGCTGCTACAAAAATTTGAGTGGATAATCCATAATTAAATACAGCCTCAATTATTTTTAATAGTGCATCACCTACCATCACCTTTGTTATACTTTCTGGTAATTGAGCATCTTTTATTGCTTGTGCCCTTGCATTAAGTTGAGCTTTTGTCTCTGCCATTCTGAACTTTTTTTTGTAAAATTGGTAGGATACCAGGAGAGGTTTAAGGACAAGACCTAAACCTCAAAAATAAAATCAGGAGCAAAATCAGCATGTTTGGTAATGATTTCTGAAGTGACTTTGGCCATCCTAGAATAGACTAATTTGGAAAACCATTTTTTTCTTTTGTGCTTATAACTGCCATCAGTCCTGGAGAAGGCAATGGCCCAGGCTATTCTTTGAAGCTGTGATTCTTTTGGCAATCTGGCCGGTTTTTTCTGATAACCAGGTACATATTTAAAAGCAGATAATCCTTTCTTTTCCACCCACTTTTTAAAGATCTCTCCGGATTGGTTTTGGGTAAAATCCAGTGTTCTTAATTCTCGAAATGAACCATGAGCTTTAAATTCAATTATTGCCTCATGGTACTCCTTTTCTCCCCTCGAAACCAAATCTGTACTAATGGATTTTAATAATTCCCCGGTAATATCCAGCTTATTTTTCTTTACTGCCTGGGCCAATAAAATGGCTGTTTCCTGGAGCCAGTTTTCCAGGGTTAAATCTACATCCTTGTACAGCTCTGGAAGATTCACCTTTTTGGCCATTATTCAGCAGAGACCTCCTGTCCCCCTTTATGATTATCATCCAGTTTGGTGAGTTCGTAATCAATAATGCCAAATTGAATTTCCCTGTCCCAGCCATTTACTTTTTTCACCTGGTAAAGTGGTTCCATTACCTTTTTTCGGTAGGATGGCACTTTGAGTTTTAAAAACATATCATAGGAGATCCTTTTGTCTGATCCTGATGAAAGTTTCCCCTGGGTTTGGATGCCTGCAATACTGGGATCAATGCCATGGGCACTGGCAATGGCCACATTACTTTGCTCATAGAGTTTGACAAAAGCATCATCAAATAGCTCTGGTTTGACCGGCTCTATGTGGATGCCTCCAATTTCTTTTCCCGTATTCTGATCGATCACATATTTAGATACAAAGGCTTTCCCTGCATTTTTAGCTCCGGCCAGAAAACTATTCATTTCATCTCTTAGGTCTGTTTCCGCCTTTTTCATCTTTTCCTCATCATCTGCAAACTGTTTGAAATAGTCCCTGGGGATTTTCACGATCCACCTGATCTGATACATATTATCCATGCCCTTATCATGAAAAACAGGGATTTTATTGGCCATTTTCATCCAGTTCTGACTGCCTATGTAATCAGGTAATCCATAATAATGGCAGCCTGGAAAATACCTTTTTGAATGGCTGATGGTATTGGAATGGGCCAGCGGTTTTTTCGGATCAAAAACCATTATTCTTTTAGCCTCAGCCTCTGTGAAATTCATCCAGTCATTGAGCAAATAATGGCTGACTTTTCGGTTTTTATCCGGCCTTCCAGCTCTGGCCAGACTGGCATCTACATGCTTAATCCTGGCTATTTTCTTTTTTGATTTGGACCTGATTTTTTCATCCCAGATATTGCCTAACCAGCTTAAATCTGTTGCCCTTTTGGTAATAAATTCTTCAATATTATTCTCCTCCAGCCAGTCTTCTATTTCTGGATTTTTTACCCTGATTGGTTTAAATACACCCTCCTCCACTTCTATTTCTTTATAAAGAATCACCTTTTTACCTGAGATAAAATCAATCTTGGTATTGATAATACCAGGAGCAATATTATTTTGTAAGCCCAGCCTGAGCAAATCGGTTGGAAACAAATTATTCTCTCCCCAGGGGACATACCTTAAATGGTGGGTCCTGGTATTTTGAACTTCCAGGAAGTTATGCACCAAATTATCAGGATCCTTTTGGGGATGGTTTCTATCCTTAGTCTCTGAAGTGATCACCATCATGGCCTTGGCCTCTGGTAGGTAGTGCATATTATCTACCTCTTTGATATTCATCAGGCCATATAAACTTTCTTCATTTCTCATTTGTCATGATTTATTTTTATACCATTGATTGCCACCCACAAGTCTGTGGATACTGAAAAGTTTTGCCTGGTTGCCAGGTCAAAGAAACGTACCGTTCGCTGTTGTACATAGTCATAGCGCAGGCGTTTGGCTTGTCTGGTTTCCCTGGTCACTTCTTCTATTTTGTCACTGCCTTCAGGATCTTTTTTGCATACATTTTCTTTCTCTTTAAACTCTCCATCCTGTTTGTAGTAGGCTATGCTGAAGGTATGCAGCCTGCCATTGATGAGTTCGGTATCAGCCAGTCTGATGGCTGCTTTCAATCCTATTTCTTTCATGAGGTAAAGATGAAAAGGATGGGCAATTTCTTTAAGGACAAGCCATGTTGCCATGGCAATATTAAATTGCCATTGCCCTCTCATATTTCATCAAAATGGATTTTGATTGTTGCCTTTTTGTTAATGGGCGGCCTGCTCTCCCCCTTTGTTTTTGTACAATATTGCCTGTTTTGAAAAAAACTAACTTTTTGATCTTCAAAAGTTTAAGCTGATTTTGGGGTTAAAAAAAGTACAAAAGCCCTGTTTTTTTTACCAGAACTCCGGCTTTTCTATTTGGTGATAGCCTGGTTCCACATAATTATGAAGGCAGACATACACCAAATAATCAAAACAATCCGATAAATGGGTGGCTTGTTCCTGGGGTAAATTCTCGTCTTTTTCTGATCTTTTATCTTTTTGGAAGTCGGGAAAAATCGGAGTTTTTTTCAGGTTAGTGGCCAGGTAGGGACATTCCCTGGTATTGATCCTGATCCTGGGGTGGTTTTCATTTTCCTGCAGTAATTTATTAATCACCCTATGCCTGGTAATATGCTCCGGATTATAATTCCAGGCTTTCAGTTCCGGTTGCCAGCCTTTTTGCCTGAGTAACCTTAAAATCAAATCATAGAAGGTTTCTGTGCTATTCGGATTTCTTTTATAGCCATTAGAATCTCCAAAAATCTGCACCCTGGGATTCTCCCAATCTGCAAATTCTCTGTCAAATTGTTCAATTAAATGATCAATAATTTTAGTCCCCTTCACAAAGGATTCTGAAACAATATTCAATCTTTGAGGCAGCAATTGCCCCACAATCATGGAGTTAAACCCGGCATTAAAATCAAAGGAAAGCAGCAAGGGTTTGCTCGCTTCCAGGTCATAAAATTTGGTATATAGTGGATTGGTATAGCCATGTTTCTCTTCATCATAATCCAGGTAATAGGAATTGGGTACTGAATCAGCTTCCTCACACATAATTTCCACATCATACTCCAGCTGGTTCATTTCCCTTTGCCATCTTTCCAATGTGTTCAATCCCAATACTGCCTGATTATCCCAGGAGGTACATTTGGTAAAATACACATCTTTGGGGTATTTGGCCATCAATTGCTCATAGGCCAACAGCCATTTTCCAGAAGACAACCAGGGCATGGAGGTATAAAAACCAATCTGGCCATGAAAGGGATTGCCCGCATAAATATGGTTATTTCCCCTTACTGTGGGCATAATCGCACTGTCATAAATTTCTTTATCCATGCCCATGGCTGCCTCATCTATGTCCAGTCCATCAAAGTTTTTTCCCCTAATGATATCGGCATTATGGCCTTTGGCTGTGCTCACTAAATCAATGGTATAGCCATTATTAAAAGTGATGATATCAGAATAGTCATCTGGTTTTTCCCAGGGTTCCGGCCAATGGGCTGGAGGTCTTTTAAACCTTACAAAATGCCCTTTTTCCCCTTCCTGGTAACCCATACTTTTAATGGCTCTCATCATGGAGGGCACCACATTATTTTTTAAGTGCTGCATGGTCACACTGACCAGGCCATACTTGGCTTTGGGCATGTAGGGAATTCTTACCCCACTATTCCCTCCAATGGTATATGACTTTCCAGAACCCCTGCCCCCAATAAAAACCTTGGACTTTTGTGGAGCCTTGATAAAATCAACCTGTTTAACATTGAAATAAACTGATTTGGTATTAATCATTAGATGGGGGGATTTCTACGGTGGGCACTTCTTCAAATTCATTGCCGGCTGCACTCGGATCTGAAGTGATATTAATCACTGGCATATTGATAATTTTAGCCCCTTCACTATTATTCAGTCCTTTAATGTTGGCAGCTTCCTTTAAGGCAGCTACAGCGGTTTTCATCAGAGCCACATTTTGTTTCTGGCTCATCACTTCATTGTCATTGATCTGGAAGGTATCTGGCAGCAATACTTCTCCATCTTCATTTCCTCTGGCAGTTCGAATACAGATCTCTGCAATTTCTTCCAGTCTGGAAGCATAAAAACTTCTTTCTGCATCCTTATCGGTTACGGTAATTTTGCCATAGATCACATCGGCCTCTCGCATGATCCGGTAGGCCATGGAATAATTTACTCCGGTTTTATCCTCTAAAAGTCTGGCCACTTTTTCTTTATTATAGCCCCTATTTCTCAAATCAATGGCCAGTTTATACCTGCTCCAGGATTCCTGCTGTTTAGCAGTCAGTTCCTTTCCCTTAGAGATTTTTTCAATCAATTTGTCCAGCTTGCTTACCTTTCGAGTAGCTGGATTTTGATTCATAAATGCAATTACATCCTTCATGCACTATTTTTTTCATTCAGGTATTTTTTGAGCAGCAATTCTTCTTTGTCCAGGTCATTTCCATACTTGATTATAAGTCCTGCTTTGCCACTGGCTTTTGCCCTCAAAATTTTGCCTTTTAGTTTGCTGATCCGGCTCCTGGTGTTTCGAATACTTAAATCCAGTTTTTCTGCATCTTTAGGCACTACTTCCAATTGCCTTTCGAATTTTTTAGGCAGTTTGTCATTTCTTTCAAAGTGTTTTTGCAGCCTTTCAATGCCATCTATTTCTGCTTTGAGTTTTAAAATTTCCGCCACTGCTGCTTTGGCTTCTGCTGGTTTTTCTTTTAGGGAAAATAGGGAATTGGAGAGTTTTTTCTTTCCGGCAATCATTCCTGATTTTTTGATGATTAGCTCCTGGAGTTCTTTGGGATATTGGTAAATTTTCCTGGGAGATTTCCCTGGAGTATCCTCTGCAATTTGAGTGTAATTGACAACTGGTTTAAGCTCCGATTTTTCGATCAATACAAAAGGATTGGACAGCAGGGCCTGTAGTTCTCTTTTTAAAATCCTTTCATTTTTCTTGTTTTGTGATCTTTCCAGTTTGGTAATCACATATTTTTTATTTGGCTGATGTTTTTTGAACAAAGCCAAAGCTACATCATAGCTAAAACAAGAAATGCAATCCCTAATTTCAGTAATAGCTTTAATTTTTGTTTCGTTTTTTTTCGGTCTTTTTTCTGCAGTAATTGACTCTGTTTTTTCCTTAACTTTTGCCAGAATTTCCTGGGCAATTTGGCTGGGAGATTTTTCATGAGTGTTAAAGGTCAGGTGATGAGTTTTTTTAGTAAGTTTTTCATCAATATTCCTGATGGCTTCCTCTTTAGTGATTTTATAAGGAAAAGGAATTTCAGGGTAATCAGCTTTTTCTCTTTCCATTAATCTTTCCAATAGCACTTCCCTGGGGCAGTCTAATTTTACAATGAGCAAGGACCCTCCTTTTTTCTCCCATTCCCCATATAAAAAATCAATTTTATCTGAAGTACCAGAGGTTTCCAGGATTACAGGATAATACCTTAATGTATCTTCATGAAGATTCTTATAAGCCAGTTGTTCTCCATCCACTCTCCCATTACCATATATCAGCCTATAGCCATCAATTTCCATGTGAGTATAAACTGGATCCAATTCCTTTATAGCCTGGCAAACCTGACTTTTCCCGGTGCAGATATTGCCAATAATTGAAATCAACTGCTTCATACTATCCAAAATCCGCTTTTGTCTTGATCATTATAAGAGGGCAATTTGTTACTTTCTGGATTGTGGTAACTGCCATTTTCCTTAAATCCTGGGTAATCATCAGCATTGTCCTGCAAAAATTGCTTTAATTGTTCGGTGTAAATTTCTGCTGTTTCCCTGGTGGATTTCCTTAAGTTTTCAATCCTTTTGCCATCGGCTAGAGACCTGTTTCCAGATTGGAATTCCCGGATATATAAACCATCTCCAATAATTTCCACCTGGATAAAGTTTAAGCCTTCCGATATTCCCCAGTAAGCCAGGGCTGGCTGGATTTTCTCCAATAGTTGCCTTTGCATGGCTGATAAGGGAGCAGAAAGTTTAATTTCATCCTGCAAAGCCTGTTTTAAGCTATCAAACTCAGTACTTCCCAAAACTGGTCTGATTTTAAAGTTTTCAGCATTTTTTAAATAGGGCCTGAAGGCCTGGTAAGTTTTAAGGGAGGAAAGTGAGGTGTTAAACCTGGAAAACTCGGTTTTATTCCTAATAAACAAATCCCTTGTTTGGGTAAAGGCCTCTGAGGCCACCCAAATAGGAAAATCATCTGCATTTTTCTCCAGGTATTTTAAGGCCAGATCGGCATATCTATAGCCTTGTTTTTGGTAGGATAATTCTATTTTATTTACTGCCTGGTTGGTGGCCGGTCTGGAGGTATCTGCATCATCAGCATAGCTCTGCTGGATGCCCATTTCACTCACATGCACATTGATATGTGGAGCAGCTTCAAACAAGGTGTAATTTGATAAAGCAGCCTGGAGCAATTTCAATAATTTTAAATCCTTTCCAGCAGTAGTTTCCGCTTCATATTTGGCCAGAGTATCCTCATATTGCTCCTCTCCAATTAATGGAATGATATATTCGGCTGTGGCAACATTTACAAACCGTTTTAAAGAATCAAAATTGTAATTCTTATTAATGGAGGCATGCTCCCTGATCTCTGAAGTTGTTTTTATAATTCCCATAAGGCAATATTGCCTTTTTGTTTGCCGGGATTTAAGGACAAGATATTACGGTTTTAACCTAAAGCTGTTTAAATTTGAAATGCATTCCAATATAGGTTATTAGATGGGAAAACAACAAAAATTTGAAATCATTCTCCAGGAAGGAAAAAGCTTTATTATAAGAAACACCAAACCCAGGTTTAAAGCTGAAATTAAACCCGGATCTGGTGTACATGAATTTTCTTTTGATGGTGAAAAATACCACCTAGAGTTAATTGAATTATTAGATCAGGTCACAAATATTGATTATAGATTGCAAAATGCAGCCAAAAAAGTAAAGAACCTATGGATACAGGAAAAAATTAAATCAGGAAAGTAAATTGCATAAATCTTCTACTTCCTTGCTTTCCAATTTTAAAGTCTTTGATCTAATCTTTTTTGATAGGTTTGACCTATACCGGTTAGCAAATAACTCAATGTCATTTTCATTGTTTTTTTCTGCCAATTGCCTTGCAAACTCTCTTAAATTTATCAAGCTACTATTCAATAATTTTAACCCATCTTTTTTAGTCATCACCTTAAAAACTTTTTTTCTTTAATTCTTTAATTTCCTGATCTGTTTTTTCCAATTCTTCTCCGATTTTGATCACTTCTTTTTGTTGTTCCATGGTTGCACTTAAACCATATTTTTTAGTCAATTCATCAAGTTTTTCAGCAAGTAATATTTTTTTTTCTAATAGCTTTTTTAAGGTTTCCATTTTGAATTTTTTTATGTTAAAAATATAATATACCCCCCTTTTCAGGGGGGATTTGATTAGTTTGAAATTGCCTGGCAAAAATCCTCTATAGTTATATAAGGGATAACAGACCCTTTAATAAAGGGCTTAAAAGCACCTCTATTATAAGCAGCTAATACCAGGTAATAAAAATATTTAGGTAAAAGAATTTCAGGATCAGTAATTATCCCAAAACAATTTGCGGAAGGATCCCACATTGGCTTTCCTGCATTCTCACCTTTTGACTGAATATAGAAGTCAGCTGACCAGGTTTGAGAATTGTTGTGTGATTTGATTATAAACATTTTGTGGTTCGTTTTTCGGCTGGTGATCCCCAGTGTTTTAGTGAATTATTATAGTACAAATATAGTTGCCATTTGGCAACTATACAAATTTATTTTCACTTTTTTATGCAATAAGTTGATATTCTTTTCTGGCATCAAAGGATGGGCAGGCTTTGGCCACATTTGGAAAATCCCTGTGCCCCAAAATTTCTGCTTTGGGGTATTTGTCTTTTAGCCATTTCACCAGGAATAAAAGGGTTTCTTTTTGGGCTTCAGTCCTGTTATCCATCGGCCTTCCTTTTTCGTCTATCCCGCCTATATAGCAGATATGAATGCTGTTTTGGTTATAGCCATACACCCCATTTGTCGGCTGATGTTCATAGGCTAATCTGCTAAACTTTCCATCTGTTTTCACCAGGTAATGATAACCTGGCCACACCCATTTTTTAATGTTTTGCCAATAGGATAAAATCGCCTCTTTAGTTGCAGTCTGGGCAGTGGCCGTACAATGCAGCACGATGTATAAAATCTCTCTTTGCGCTTCTATCATATTTTCAATAATTCACATTCCACCGCAAAAGGCAATCTTTCATCATGCCTGGCTGCAATGACTGTTCTAAGCTGTTTGACTAAAAAATTAATTCCGGCTAACCGTATGGGTTTTTCAAAATCAAAGGCTTTGAGTTGGGTGGCTGTCATGTAAATGGTCCGGTTCACCACTTTAGCCTGGGAAAGAAATTCTATCCAGTTTTTCCAAAATTTATCATAAATGCCTTTGGTGGTTAAATCCCAACCATCAGCATTCCTGGAAGCAGTGGGTTTGCCTTCTACTTTGCCATGGTAGAATAAAAAAATGGGATCTGTAATGTCAGGAGTTTTATTTAAGTATGGTTGCTGGACTCCATTGATAAATACTTTAATATCATGCAACCAGTCCACATGCCTGATATCCAAATCAAAGTAAGGAATATTATCCTCATTTGGAAGGAAAGTAAAACCAATATCAATGTCATTTTCTCCATTTAAATAACTTTGGTATTCTGGTTCATGAACTGCTCCTGCATATTTGGTCCCATCCAGCATATTGATTTGATAACCATCTTCTTCATAGGCTGCCACGGCATAAGCCTCACTAATTTCATAACCTTCCTGGGAGTTGTTTTTTAAGGTTTCATCTGTTTGTTTAATGGAGATGATTTGCGCCTCAAAATCAAGGTTAACCACCAGGTTAAAACCTTCCAGAATTTCCAGCAACTTAAAAAAAGTAAGCCCAGCTGGGCATAGTTCTACATAATCATAATAAGAACCATAAAATAACCTGCCATAAGAAAGGTTAGGATTTTTATCTCCAGAAAAATTATTATTGACCAGGATGAGTTTTTCCAAATCCGGATCAATATCCAGGTTTATTTGCCAGCCATAGGTTTCAGCAATTTGTTCCAGGATAAACTTTAAAAAGGGCTGGGGAATCATGATCCTGGATGTCACATGTAATTGCCCATTGTGGTGATTGATGATTTTAAAAGCCTCATTTGGAGTATTATCTGCATTGGTCCCCACATTGGGCATTAAGATTTGAGGGAAACAAACTTTTGTTGCGTTTTCATGATTGCCATTGGTGATGCCATTGATGGTATTGGTCGCTTCAGAGCTATATTGATTCACATCCTCAAAGGCTGGTGCCCAAGTGACATTTGGAGTATAAATGGGTTTAACTTCAAATTGGTCTATATTGTTTACAGCTTCAAACATGAGCAGAGAAACTGTATTCCTTTCGGTAAAAGTGACCTGGCAATTGAGGCCTGGATGGTTATTAATACTGTTCGCCAGATTCTGACTTAATGCGCTGCTGGATATGGCTCCTGAAACACTAAATTCAATGCCATTCACCTTTACTGCTAAAGTTTTATTGGTCGTAGCAAACACAAAAGGAAAGGCAATGTGAAAGCCAATTTTTCTGGGGTTGTTTCTTAAGAAAAAACCTCCTACCCCTTCCAGCTCCCTGATCGGTTTTCTCATCCAGTCTATTTTTCTATTCACCTGCAGGTTAACTTCATAGGCTTCATGGGTAGCATCACTGATCACTAAATCACCAGAAACGATTTCCAGCCCATTAAAATACACTTCTGCAATAATAGTAGCCTGGTTTTGATCGCTGTCAATTTCATCCGGGAAGCCCAGGGCAATTTGGTTGACATCGGTTTTGGGCAGTGAGAAGGAATAGGAGAAAGATTTGGCCAGCTCTCCTACACTGGAAAATACAGGACTGTTCAATTCCAGGGGAATACTGGTATTGGGGAATAAATCAAGATTGGTGTGGTTTACTTTCAGTTCTAGCATTATAACCTGGTTAAGGATACGGATTCAATTCTTCCTTTAAACCCGCCATGATCAGGGGTATCTCTTTTGGAAGCCGATAAGAAAAATGGATCGGGTTGGGTATTTCCAGGGCCGGTATTAAATGTCCTGGTCACAATGCCCGGACCAGTGATGGCCACTCCTGACAGGTTGCCAAAAAGCATCAAGGCCCCACTTTCATATTCAGATAAATAAGCCTGGAATTTATAAAAGGTATCTGCCTGAATGGTTTCTGCCATATTAAACTCTGCCCTTAAAATCTCGGTAAAAGCACTGCCCGCTTCATCAGTAAAATCCACTGAAATACCACTTGGCCACAGGACTACTTTGTCATTGGTATCAATCAGTCTCCAGTTGCCAATGCCTTCAAATTCAGAGACCACATCCAAATCAAGATCCTGTAATAATTCAATGGGATTACTGCCTGGGCTTCCCGGATCATCAATGTTTATTCTGTTGATTATCCTTCCAAAAGATTTCCTTTTATAGCCTTCCTGGTAGGAAAAAGAAAGGCCGATTAAATCATTATCTTTTTCATGATAAACAAACTCACTGTTTTCAATTTCTATTGGGGTGAATTCATTTTTGGAAATGACATAAACTTCATCTGAATGGATAAAATCCTGCAGGTAATCCCTTTCCCCTTCAGCCAGCCAGCTGGTGTTTGCATTGCCTGCTAAGCGTGTTTCGATACTAGCTGCTTTACTCACTTCAAAGCCTCCTTCTTTCCTAAAAGCATAGGATTTGGCTGAGCTCACCAGTTTGGCAAATTCACCAGCACAAACCAGTGTATCATAACCACCAAGGGAGTTTTTAAACAAAAAGGCCATTTTAGTAAAATAGTGATTTTTGAGTCTGTAATTAAAAGTTTCAGATATCACTGCATTGTCACTATCGGTTAAATACACACTCCAGCCAGTGATGGGTTTGGTGGCATTGGCTTTGATATTTAAAGCTTCATAACCCACCGGTATTCTAATCATTCCCCTGGTAGTGGTCAAATCATGGGCGCTATAGTTTAAAGTGGTATTATCATTATAAAGGAGTCTTACATTCACCTGAATGGTGGCATTGCCCTCTACATCTAAAAAGTAATACAAATATTCTGGCACATCATGGGAGGTGAATTTGGGATCTGGGGCCGGGGTAAAAAATTTCCTTGCGGTATTGATAAAATGATCCTGCAGGGAAAGATCAAAAGCAGCTCTTTCCAAACCCGCTGGAATGGCTTTGAAGTTGATGGTAGAATGGAGACTTTCCTGCCCATCTTTGACTTCATAAACCTGAACGGTGTAGAAAATATGGGTGGCACAAAGCTCCATATTGTTGGCCCCAAATTGCGGTTTTTCTGCTTTGCAAACTGTTTTTAATTGGTCCTGGATTTCAAAGGTGGTTTTGCCATTTTCATCCACTCCCCTCAGCCTGGAAATTACCAGCTCCTGGGGGGCAAAGTTGCTCGCTGCTTTAAAAAGTTTAATCCTGATTTTATAGGTATTGTAATTACCAAAATCACTGCTTTGGAAGGTGAAATAAACCGGGTTATTCACCCAGGCAATTCCTCCTGAATCATCTGTACTGTTATAAGTTATTGCTCCAGCCATTATTAAATGATTTTACTTAAACTTCTGTTTACTTGAACTCTTGGGAAAACTCAGGAGCAAAATAATTTACCGTTTCTTCCTGGTCCCAAAAGGATTCATCCTTGCAGATTTTCGAATCTTCCACCAGTTCGAATTCCACCCTCCAGCCATAGCAATTGTCATGAAGTAGTCCATACAATGGGTCCAGACTAAACTGGCCAATGTCTTCCTCCATATCAAAATCAATTGCAATCTTTCTAATGAGCTGCTCGATATAATTTTCAAGGGCATTAAACACCAGCTCATCCTGTTTGTCATAGTCATCTTTGGGCACACTCGATATCAGGGCAAAGGCAATTTTATATTCTTTTTGCAGGCCTGTTGAAAGCCCACCATCAAAACTTTTTTCCGGCAATTCCAGGAATAAACAGGGGTAGTCTATTTCACTTTTTAAGGATTCAATAATCCGGTTAAAACCTCCAAACTTGAAACTTTTAATTTTGGAAGTCATCCCAACTAAAGCCTCAAAATATGCCTTTATATCATTGAAGTTGTGGATCTCTATTTCGCTCATGATTCGGTTTCAATTTTATCATAGTGTTTTTTGACCAGGATCAAACAGATCTCTGTAATGGGGGTTTCCTTCACTTTTTCCAAATCTCCAATAATTCCGGTTTCGGCAATGGCAATGAAAGTACCTGCCCAGCCCAATGGATCCTTTCCTCCTGATCCTCCCTGGAAAATGGGCTTGTACTTTTTAGCCAATAGATTTTTATTGGCCGTCATATAAAGCAGGGCTGAAAGTTTTTGCCTGGGATCAAGGTTTTTAAAAAGCTCCTTTCTTTTTTCAATGCCTTCCTCCTCCAGTTTGCATCTTTTTTCCCCATCCAATTCCCGGAAATACACCGCACATAAATCATCAAGTTTTTCAGGCTTTTCCTGCAGTTGATTGTAGTACATATCCAGCATGGAATACTCTATGCCACTCATCAGCTTCATACTGGATTTGGGAGAATGATAAATTTGGTTATTGACCTTAATGGATTTTACCAGGGGAAGTGCGGGTAAATTGTCCACCCTCATCCAGTCCAAAAGCGTAATAATTTGAGCCAGCTGCACCTCATTCAAGCGGTTCAATAAATAAACCCTCTTCCCGACTGTTTTAATCAGGAAAAGGGTTTTAATATCTTCATCTCTTGTTTCTGCATGGCATTCAATTAAATGCAGGCACATCTGATCGGTCAGGTCTTCATAGCTACCTGGTAATTGAAATTGAAAGTGACCAATTTTGATGTTATGCATTTCATTAAGCTGCTGGAGTTAATGGAATTTCTCCTTCATACTCATAAGGAGGATCCAGGCTGGAAACCACTTTTAAGGAAATGGACATCTGGTTTCTGTCATTCCCGCCTTTGCCTCCGGTGGAGCCTTCATTCGGATCAACAGCTTCAAGGGCATCAAAAAGATCACCCAATATCCATTTTTTTCCATTGGTATCTACAGCAATCCCGATCATATCGGTATTGTTAATTTTATCCATGGCTACCAATAATTCTGCCCTTAATTTGGGGTGCATAAACTCTACTCCCGATGTCCAGGACTTTCCTTTACTTGGTCCCTGAGTGCTAATATTCATCCTGGCTGCTTCATCTTTTACAAATTCCAATTTCTTGAAATTTGTCCCGCTTTCCATGGTGATGTCAGTGGTAACTTTTCCATCCACTGCTGCAGGAATGGAAAGTACATCCTTTTGTACTGCATAATAAAATGCGCTTAACCCAGCAGCATTTTTCTCGCAGTTGATATTCAATAATTCATCTAAAGTGCACATGTTTGTTTGCCGTTTAGCTTAATTAAAATCAATATTATTTCTTCACCTCTTTAGCAGGTGAAGCAGTCACCTTTTTAAGGTAAGCCGGGCAGGTTTCCAGGATAAATTTTAAAATATTCTGCCTGCCTGCTGCATTTTGGGCCAGCTCATTCAGCTTCTTTTCATCAAAATGATAAGGAGCTTTATTGTACCTGATCTGGAAGCCTTTCACCGCCCACTCATACTTTTCTGAGTCAATGGAAAATACCACTGGCTCTGCTGTTTTTTCTGCCATTTTACTTTATTGTTTAGCTTTTGAAAGTGGGGATTATTTAGAAGTATCTGCTTCAGTTTCTGCAGCTTCCACCTCAACTTCTTCCAGGATGTTTTGCCCTTCTACCTCAATCAAGGCATTGAGTAACCTTTCATGGGATTTTACATCTTCCATGATCTTTTCTGTGATATGCTTTTTACCATTGACCGAGTAAAAAGCAGCCACTTTAAATTTGAATGACCTATCCCCAATTTTGATTACATCTTTGGGGATAGTCAATTTATTTTCTGTTTTTTTGACTTGTTTTTTAGCCATTTCTATAAGGTTAAAAAATGATTGGATTCAATTAAAAATTAAGCCTGGTCGTTGGTGATGATATAATCCTCTCCGGCCAAAGTGAAAGTGGAAATACCACATCCAATTTTGCCATCCATCAGGATATTGATCACCCTTTTCTCCTGCTCTATCTTAATCCTGTTCATATCTGATAACAAATCAGTTCCCATCTGCAGAATTCCTTCAGGTACAATGATTACCCTGCCCGATCCACTCAGTCCTGGCAATGGCACAAAGGAGGCATTCCCCTCTGATTTTTCCAGGGTCATTTGCTTAAAGGAATTATAGGTCAAGTGATCTCCATAACTATCCTTATAGTTTTTGTAGTAATTCGAAGATATATTTCTACCACAGAAGATTTTCACTTTTTCATACTTCAACACCTCTGGAAGGGCATCCCACATTTGCTCTATTTTAGCCACTGCATTCTGATCGGTAATGGCTCCGGTCGCTACTGGGGCAATGGTGGTGGCGGTAATGGCATCGGCTATTTGCTTTAAAAAGCCATCACAAACTTCCAGGGGATTCACCACTCCGGCTCCTGCTGCAGTCCCGGCATTATACACCGCTTTCCACACGATATTCTCCATAGAGGCCTGAACTTTCCTTAAAATCTGACCCATTAAAAACCCTTCAAAATGGTATTCGTAAGGTTTTAATTTCCCAGATTGCAATCTACCTTTCCATGTTTTGTAAAGGGTTAAGGGCACAATCTTCAAATCCACCTGCCAGTCCCTTACTTTCAGAATCCTGGCTTTAAATCCAAAGGCATCATTTGTTGGGTTCCAGCCATCTTCTTTGCCCACTTGAACAATCTCTCCAATCTCAGGCACAACCATTGGTTCCTCGTCCTGAATATCGGTATTCAATTGGATATGATTAGCCGAGGCAAAGGTGTTCATCGCCTGGATAAACAAATCTATTCCTGGTCCTCTGCTGTACGCCCCAAGCGTAGCTACCAGGTTAGTTAAATCTATTGAGTTTGGCATTTGTCTTTTAGTTTAGCTTAATAAAATTATAATTCGACTTTAGAATTTTTTGCTGCAGCTTTTGCAGCTGCTGCCTCTGCTGCCCATTCGGTTTGTTCCCATACTGGCTTTTCCTGGCTTTTGGCAGTTACATCCTCTTCTCCTTTTTCTACCGATTCTACCACAGAAACTGTCTCTGGATCTGCATCAAGTTTTGCCTTTAAATTGGCCTTTTCAGCTTTTAAAGAAGTAACCTCTGCTTCCAGATCACCAACCTTCTTGTTAGAAGCTGTCACTTCATCACTTTTGGTTTTCAATTGAGCTGTAAGCTCATCTACCTTAGCATTTTTAGCTTCAAGTTGCTCTTTGAATTCATCCCTTTCCTTCAGGGCATCTTCTAAGTTTCCCAAAACTTTTTCCTCATCTTCCTCACTTACATTTTTAGAAAAAAAAGAAGATAAAATGGAGAATTTTCCTTTTGACATGGTATTTGAATTTTTGTTATTATAATCTTTACTTAATTCCACAACCCTTTCTATAGCCAGTTGCATATTGCCTTTTTTATCAGCCAACCCGGAAGTAATTGTTTCATCTCCCATGAATGTTGCCCCTTTAAAAATTCGATCTTCGTATTTAGAATTGATTTTTGATCCTCGGTCAGATTTTACCGAGTCGATAATATTTTGTGCAAGAGGATTAATCAACTCCTCTAAAACAGCAGATTTTGAACCTTCTCCTCCCTCTCTAAGCCTCCTATACCAACTATTCTTCAATGGACTTAAATCCGAATAAATATCTTCGAATTTCACACCTAACTTTTTATAATATTCAGTGTCATCCACAAAAGGAAACATGGTTCCGATTGAACCTAGAATATCAGAATCCTGGGAAATGATAATTTCTTTTGTTGAGGCTGCAATTCTATATGCTGCAGAGCCACAAACACCATTTACAAAGGTTACAACTGGCTTCACATTTTCTCTTATTACGGAGCATAATATCTCTGAAGCAGTTGATACTCCTCCACCAGAATCCATATCCAACACTACTCCAACTACTTCAGGATCAGCATAAGCTTCTCGAATAAACCTGGCTAAAGTTTTTGTACCAAATCCACCATAGTAATAAAGGTTGTATTTTGTTATCGTACCCTGAACAGGTATGATCATTACCTTTTTCACTTCCTCATTTTGCTCACCTTCGGAACTTGTAAAAAGTCTTGAAAAAAGCTCTGAGGATAACTCAATAGAATAGGGATTATGTGCTTTTTGAGCTTGTTCCAGGTCAATACTCATTGTTGAGTTTTCTCCATTTAGCAAGCTGAAAAATAAAGGCACATTGCTGTAAAAATAATCTGGCATCATTGACCAGACTCCATTTAAAATATCGTATCGAAGTTGTTCTATCATTACAACCGCAATTTGGTCGTAATTTGCAAGGCTTTTAAGGACAAAAATTTATGGCAGATCCCAGTACTGTAATGGCACATTAGGTTCGTTTCCATATACCCCCTGCATTGGGTATTGGTAGCCAGATCTATTGATTTTACTCTTTGGCAAAAATCCTGTATAACCGGCTGAGGTTTTCATCATGTAGAAATCTTTAAAATCCTGACGTTTATAATACTCATTTGCAACGGATACAGAAATCATGTGATGCCACGTTGTTGTGCCTCCAGAGTAACTTCCATCCAGTGGTTTGCCACCAAAAGTACGTTTGGGATTAAAACCATGATTAATTGTTCTATAATATTTTGAGTGGGTTTCAAGCATTTTTTCCAGTGACTTTGGGCCTCCTGTGGTGGAGGTGGCCCCATTCTTCCCTGTAATGCCTTCTGAGGTTTGATAGTTGAACCAGGAGGCATCTCCTTTGGCTTTCCAAACCGCATGAGCCATAAACGACATATTATTAAGAATAGCTCCTGAATATGTTAGCCCGGTTGGCCATCCTCTTTTAATATCTCCAACAGTTCCATCAGCAAAAACTCCAAACTGGATCATTTCCCTAAACATGTTGAATCCATGCTGTAACAATTGTTCATCATTTAGAATAGCACCAATTACAGCACTACTTAACCCAGAAAGGGCTAATGGTCTATTGTTATAATCTCCTGTAAGCCTTGTTAATTTGTAACCTGCATAATTTGCTACTGGGTTATCATCATGCGTTTTTTCTCCATTCGGATCAGCGTATTTTTTTAGTTTTTCTGTATTGAAATTACCATTATTTCGATCATTTTCACTATCAAATACCTTATAAAGAAATGCCTGATCAGTATATTCTTTAAACTTTAATGCGCCATTTCTCAGCCAGGTTTCCACTTTTGTTTTTTCGGTTGCTGTAGCCCAAACCCTTACAAAATCCCAGGATTTTGCTCTCCCTGTTAACCATTCTGATATTAAAAAAAATGGATTTTTATGCCACTTTAAAGCATCTGCATCATTAGGATCTTTATCCCATCGAGGAGATCTTTTAAAATCTATATAAGGATTTTCAGCTTGTTCAACCAAGCGATTAATTACCATTCTGCCTAAATTTTCATCATTAAAAACCCTGGCATAAAATGCAGCAGCAATTAAATATTCCATGGAGTAAGCTCCCCCTCCATTGTGCAAAGTAGATCCATAGTCTAAATGTGCATCGTTTGCAAAAGGGATGATATTACTGTAATTATCTCCATTCCAATTGGGATTTCCCTCACCTCCATTTTTGTCAGATTTAAGTGGACCTGGATAAACATCCGGCTTTTGACTTATAAAAAGATTCGCATTATTAACAATAGTCTGCTGACCTTCTCCTGGAGAATTTGCCCCCTGATCTCCCCAGTTCATATAAATCCCATTCTCCATCCTGTACTTCCACTTTTCTAAATCTTCAACTGAGAAAAGGTTACCATTTGCCGTGCCTGGAGGAGGTGGAGGTGGGTTTCCAGTATTCTGGTTTTTAGTTCTATAATTTATAAGAGCTGAAATATATCTTCTATTCATTATTGTGGGGTGATTTCAAGCTTATCGAACATTGCATAAGTGACCTTTCCTTCAATTTCAAAAGTGTGGTTTCCTGCTGATAAATTTACCAATGAGGTGATTTCTAACCAGCCAAAATATGAACTACCTAAATCATTACTATTGATGATTCCCTTTTGCAGGTTAAGGGTGTGAGCTCTAACCACTCCATCAATTTTGAGTATGTAATTATTTTCATATTGTGCTTCTGAAGTATTCCCTGACCTGACACGTGCAAAAATCTTGAAATTGCCTAAAGCAGCTATATTGAAATCAAAAGCAATTTTATCCCCATTATCCCCAAACCTGACCATGGTGTCACCTGTTTGCAGTCCAAAACTTAATATAACTGCATTGCTACCCACTTCCGTGACTGTATAATCTCCTGGATCGGGTTTAATGATTTGAGAGGCAGCTGTAATAACACTCGACCATGGTCCCCTCACCCATTCCCCAGGGGTTGCACCTGTCGCTGCATTCATTCTGACTTCTGGAGCGATTACCATACCTAAATACGCTCCATCAATAGTATAATTTTGTCCCGATTCACCAGGAATAATTGCCTCATTTGTTCCATTATCATCATCTGCCACAACGAACCTGTAATCACGTGAACTTTCCACATCTCCATCAGGATCAAAATAACTGGCATTTATGGTTATGGTTTTTCCTACCTGTGCATCTCCTGTTAATCCTACATTTTGAGCCTGTGGAGGAGCATTTAATGCTTCTGGTATTAAAGTGAGTCTGTTTTTACCAGATAACTTTCTGAACCAATAATGTATTTCATAAACTGCTCCAGCTGCAAATGTAAATGGTTTTATTACCACTTTCGTACTATCATTTATAGTAATTTCTGGCCAGTCATTACCCTGCCAGTAAAATACTCCAGTGATTCCGTTTTTAGCTCCAACTGTTGAAAAAGATAAGGCCACAGCTGTATTGGGATCATCCGGATCATTGTATATTGCATTTGCATCTAAAACTACAGCTGCTCCTGTCCTGTTTACATCTTCAGCAAATCCTCCACCACTTCCAGAGCTACTCTCTCCTGCTTTTACCCAGAAAATATCATCATTTTGTTTAGCCCGTATTGCTTCGAAATAAAACACCTCATCCTCTGCAATATCATGTGTTTCTTCTATTCCTTTTGCTCTTAGTCCGGTTAAGGTTACTGTGATCCCTCCAGCTTCATTACCCCTCACAATAGCTCTTCCTATTGCTCCAGTCCAAACCAGGCCGGCATTACTCAGGGAAAAACTATTATTTGCAACGATTTCATATAACCGATCAAATCCCATTTGATAATTATCGAAATCTGCTCCAAAATCCTTTGTGATATCACTGTTTACCGTTGTTACTATAGCCCCACCTTTTTTTCCATCTGTAATAACCGGGTAAAACTTATCTAGTGATCCAAAACTCCCATTCCAAATTCCGGATTTTTTAGTGATTAGCAATATACCATCCTCAGTCTTTTTAATATACAAAAAATGAGTTCCAGGTAATGCTATATTTTTTACGTATTTAAAACTAGAATACAATCCACTAAATCCATAACTACTGCCTCCTACAGTAATTATATTATCATCTCCATTCTTTCGCAATACTCCGAACTCAAATCCAATTGGGACGGTTCCTGGAACAGACACTGTTAAATCATCATTCCCACCACTATAAAAGATTTTACCATGATCTTCGTTTGTTATGTCATAACTTGACCCAGTTTTGGCCACCAGTTTGCCCATGTTTTTCTGAAGTTCTAAAAAGGAGATTTTATTGGCATCTCCAATGGCCAATTCATCGGTGGCCTCCAGGTTATTTTTCACTGTCCTGAACTGGAAAATGGGAAGGTAACTGTCTAATAACCCTGAAAAGTAATTCCTTAAATCCAGTGCCTTAATTGGCTTTAGATCAGGGAAAAATTGTAGGAGTTGAGAATGGAGCTTGCTTACTGAAAATTTTGCCATATTAAGCGGTATAAAAGTCTTGGAAATAAAAATCTGCAGGGTCAAAATCTGCCTTGTTCACAGGGATCACATTATCAATCCCATTGGGTAACTGAAATGCAAAACTGGAGGACCTTTTTATCAGGTTGAAATCAAATGAATTCCTTCCACCTTTTTGATCTGTTTTTTGAGCAGGGAGGCATTTAACCTTGGGCATAAACCTGTATTGGCCGTTTCTGTTCAGGTACACCACTGATACCTGCCTCCCTAATATTTTATTGCTAAATCGTCTTTTGAAATCGGAGTCTTTTGAAAGAGAAAATTTGAGACTAAAATCAATTATATCTCCATGTGGGCTTTCTTGTGAGTTTTCATTTGCAAAACAATTACCTTTTACAATTGGGATATGCTTATAATTACCATCCTCATTAATTCTTAGATCAGTAACTACCCCTTTATTATCAGTATAGCCTTGCAAATACTCATTTTCCATGAGCCAGAGATCCTGCACTCCGGAAAGGTTCTTCACACATTCCTCTGGAAATTCCTCTATAAAACCATAATCGATCATACTTCAAAGGAAATATGAAGCTGGGCAAAATTTCAGGACTATTTAATTGGGAATTTTTTAATCCATCTTCTAATGGTATGATCTGAATTAATTTTATATTTCAATTTTGCTCTACGGTATGTAAGCCTTCCTGATTGCACCTCAAATGCAATCTTCTTTTTAAATCCTGTGGTATATCTCCTCCTTTGTTTACCTGGAAACCTTTTCCTTTTCAGTCTTATAAAAGACTTATGCATGCTTTCATAGGCATACATTTCTTCTGGGATATTGTATTTATCAATAACCATCCTCATTGCTGCAAGCTCGGAAATACCTAAACATGCGCTGGTCACTTCGATCTCTCTCATTAGGGCAACATGCATACTTTTATTTATAGCATGCCCTATGGCATATTCAACCGAGCCAGTTTCAGTGTCTGTACACCCCTGGAGATTCACATTTATCATCTCTATAGGGTTGGAAAATGGTGAGGAATTGAGCTTACCGTAAGCATGTAAGCAGGGATAAAAAAGATCATCTGTTCTTTTAAGGTTTAACAGATAAGAACCTGCCTCATGAACTAAATCATAGTATGAAGCTAATATTCCTAAAATGTAGGAATAAACAGGAACTCTGATAGTCATAATTTTGCTGCTGTTTGCTGCTGTTTTGAAAGAATATTATAAAATTAAGCAGGTCAATTATGTTCACAAAGAAAAAAAATGTCCTATAGTGGATTTTTTTAGTATAATTGTACTTATCTAATTCAGTGCCCCACCCTGAAAGCTGAATATTTGCACTAATGTTTCAGCTCAAAAATTCAGACCTACTTTTTCCAGAGCAATTTTTAAAAAAAGGTTACAATGGTTACACCTATAAAAATCCGTTATAAGTTGCTGATTTATATACGGTTGTGGACCTGAAATTTTGTAACCGTTTTTGTAACCATTTTTGAAAAAAGTTACAACTATTTTTTTTTGCCTTCATTTTGTAACCGTTGTAACCATTTTATTTTAAAAAGTTACAAATAAGTTACACTGTAACTATTTTATTATCAGTTAGATATAAATTGTTGTAACCGTTGTAACCGTTGTAACCGTTTTTTTATTGAGGATATAAATTAGGAAAAATAGATATCAAAGATCAGGCATTAAACTGGTTTTGCAGTTATTGTATTTTTCTAATAAAAAAAACCCTGGCAAATGCCAAGGCTTCTAAATTTAGTGTTTAATGTAGTTATTAGGAGAGCTTTATATGATGCACTTAATAATATTTAGATCCATTTTTAGAAAATCATTTTCATCTAGTGTTTCTGAAATAATGATAATATTTGGAGTCTTAATTAATTCAGCATCCTTACCTCTCCTTTCAATTCTTATTTTTTCAGAACTTAAAAGCATCAGAACAGCCTCTTTATTTTTCAAGTCATCAATTACAATGAATTCCGTTTTGGAATTAATCATATAATAGGAAAATGGACTTATAAGTAAATCTTCAGAAAGCCAGACCGTTTCTTTCTCTTTAGTTAATTCTTTAGCTTTCCTGGTTTTTCCACTAGATCGTTTTCCTGTAATTAAAGTAATCATGATATTTCATTTTTTTGCTATTTCTTTTAAATCTGAATTTTTAGTCGATAAGCATTGACAAAAGCCCTGGCAAATGCCAAGGCTTTTAAATTTGGTGTTTAAGTTTCGATTAATCTAGTTAATGGACTTCACTTACTGATTTCCATGAACTTTCATTTCCCTCAATAAATCTTTGAGTTTGATAAATATGTCCTTCAATCAAGGCTTTTATATCAAAAATATTCGGTTGTATCCTTACTTTTAATCCAGCTATTAATACTTCACAAACAATATCCTCATTTTTAATTAGTTCCTTTGCAGCTTTGTATTTAGCCAAATCATTTTTGGCCTCAGTATTCCTAAATTCATCTTTTATCGATGAAATTTTATTAAGTAATCCTTCAAAAGGATTTTCATTTAGGCTTTCACCCATGCAACCTGGTTGTTCAAACATTTTATTTATAGTTAAAGTTAAAAATATAATTAAGTCTTTACTGAATTTGAAGATTAAGAGTACTTAGCTTTTCCTTAATGATTTGTTGAATGACTTCATTATGCTTATAATCATTTATAGGTTGGGCATTTATCTTATTTGCCATTTTAGTGGCATATTCTTCATTTACCGGAGTTATTCCGTAAATGGCACTAGGGAGATGATATTTAGTAAACTCCGGACAGCTTTCAGTTTTGGGTACATCAATCCGGATGAATTCCTGTCCGGCAATTGTTTCAGTGGTAACTTTTCCAGCTAACTGGTTATGTCCAAATAGCTCTACTAAGGCCCAGCTCTCAAACTTGATTTGATTTTCTTCCATGGTAAATTAAAGTTTATAGTAAAAAATTAAAATTTTCTTGGTATGTGTAAAATTTCAGGTATTAGATTTTTGGTTTCTGAATTAAATTTTACTTTAACCAAAAATTCTTTTTCGGGATTGCACTTTGCGTGAAAAATATTAATTGCTGTTTTTGTATCTGTTATTAATTGATCATCTATAGGTAAAACATCAGTATAGATAGTTTCTGGTCCATGATTTTTATCTTCTCCAACAATTACAATGTAAAAGTTGAAATACCCATTAGGCTTTAATAACCTTTCCTTTACATACTTTATGGCTGCATTTCTAGCCATTTTATAATTGAAATTGTTCATTGTTAAACAAGGGTTTTATTATTTATCATATTTTTCAACTCTTAAAAAATTAAAAAGGCATTCCATCCTTACCAGTATCCTTATCATCTTCCAGCAAATATTCAATCATCTCTTCATCATTCAGCCAGTCTTCTGGTTTTAATCGATAAGGTTTACAGGTTTTTCTGTAGTATTCAACTTCGAAAGTGTCTTCCTTAAAGCCAATTGGAATCTGGCTCCTCATGCTCTTTTTCTCAGGAGTAAGTTTTTTCTTATCCTTCAGATATTCTTTCAGTTCGAAAGCATCTATCTTATATTTTGCTGATTCATTTAATTTGTTAATCAGGTAGTCTCTGGGCATAAGAATCTCTTTCATTTTGTAGGTAAGGAAAAGCTCTTTGATATAATCCTCAATTACCTTCTCAAATCTGTTTTTGGTTTTCTCCAGAATCAATCTGAATTGATCGGTTATGAATCTTTCTTTATAGAACCACAATCTATCTTCATCTGGATGGAAAATTTCCCTGGTCTTTAAAAAATGGATCCAGGCTGGAATTTCATCATTCAGTTTTTTCTCCAGGTGAGGATCTTTATCCTTATCCTCAATTTTACTCACCTTCACCACAAACCACCTGGAATCTTCTTCCTCAATTTTCATTACCTTATCAGCATCATTGGAACCAATCATCAGCTTCCCATAGTAAGGGAATTTTTTCAGGTTTACCCCCTTGTTTTCCAGGTATTGGGTATCAGCCGTGGCCAATTGTTTCAACCTTTCTTTTTCTGTTTTTTTATCCAGGTCCAAAAAGCCTTCATCTATGGCAATGATAAACTTGGTAATGTAGTGGGCATTGAACTTCATTTTAAAAAGCTCATTATTGAGAATGGCCACATTTTCTCCTCCAAACATTTGTTGTACCCACTTGAAAAAAGTGGACTTTCCAGTTCCCTGTTCTTTGGAAACTAAAATGGGTACTGGCAACATTCTTTTTGGTTTTTGTAAAAGGATGGACATATAATCAAGGGCCACTGTAAACTGATCTCCCAGTATTGGGTTATCAAAATCTGATTTTCCACCAAAAATGTGTTTGAAAAATTTCTTCGAATTTTCTATTGTTCCTTCCATAGGTATGTGGGGTAAAGGGTTGGTTAAATTGTAACAATTATTGTGTACTCTTCTATACTCTCCATTCCAGTTGGGCACATTGCAAAAGGCATCATACTTTGGAATCTGGTCAATGAAATCTGGAAACCTTTTATAGTCTCTCTGAATTTCCCCTATTTTCCATGGCTCAATTGATTCTTCCAGTTCATCATTTTTATTGGGTGCAGCGATTGTTTTATACCAGTCTGATGCAATTCTCATATACTTATCAGCATCTTCATGCTTTACATATTTCACACTTTCACCATTCCACTCATATCTCCTGCTCTTAAAAAGGAATTCCCGATTTCCAATGAATTCTCTATACAGATTGTAAAATTCTGTTTCATTGCTCAGGCCAAAATAGCCATATAGTTTATTCCTGGGATCTGTGATATTTTGCCCACTGAAATACTTTTTGGCAAACTGGAATTGGTTAAGATCTTCCAGGATATCCTTTACATATTCAGGGAAGGCCAGTAAAAGATCGTCCAGGCCTTTTGCCGAATCCTTGTATTTGGTTTTGATGTGGGAGAAATAGATCTGCTCCAGACAGGTACTGTTATCATCCAACAGGAGCTGCAGACTTTCTCTCCAGTTTTTGATGGCGGTATAAAAAGCAAATTGCCGTTTATAGAGATCCTTCTTTTTATCATATGTGATGGTTAGGGTATCTGCATCAGTAATAAAAAGTACTTTTTTAACCCTACATTTTATAATTACTTCCTGGATATCCTCATGAAGCATTCCCCTGGTTTCAGCTCCATAGAACCCATGAATGGAAGGCAGGCCAATAATATGCAAACCTGCCATGTCTCCTTTAAAAGCTTTGAATTCTCCTTCAGTAAAAAAAAGGGTATCGATTTCTTTTTCTTCCCGGAAAGCCTCAATGATCCTGGGAGTAAAAAATGGTTGCTGGCCAGATCCTTTTGGCTGGTAGTATTTTTGGGTATCAGTTTTATCTCCCTTCTTAATCACATTGGGTTTCTCCAGTCTTATCCTGGTGAATGACTTATGCCATTTCGCTCCTGGAGGGAGCCAGGTATATGGATAGCCCAATGGCTGAAAATAGTTAATTTGAATACCGCTTTCACAGGGTTGAAAGAAATTGTAATTGTGGTAATTGGCAATTTCACTTTTTCCGTACTTTCCACGATAACTGGGAGTGCATAAAAAATTATGTTTTTCCTCCTTAATCTTCAGCTCCTTTATCCTTTTTTGATAGTAGGCGTTTGGTTCAATTTTGTTGGTTTGCCAGGTGTGATCAGTAGTATCAATTTTCTTGTTCATCGTTCAGTCACTTATAAGTTTTTCACCTCTTTTGCATATTCTAATTCCACTTTCAATGCATTGATTATGGTATTCACATTATTGGTTACTGCTTTGGCTTGTGGTATGTAGTTACTGTCCTCCCTAACTTTTTTTATGTCTTCCAGGAGAATCGTTTTAAGGTCTCCCATAATTGAATTGGGTTGTTGGATGGTTACCCTTACCGGTTTAATTTCTTCTTTAATTTCTGCAAGTTTTTCCTGTTTATCTTCCCCACCAACAGGCAACAAACTGTCTAAAAAAGTATCAATTTTATCTGCAGGTATTTCGAAGGTTTTATGGTTGGTTACTATGAAAACCATTTCATCATCATCAGAAATTCTAAAACGGTCAAAAACATAGTTTTTCGCTCCATAGAGCCATTCTTTATTCATATATGACAATAGGGTGTTAGCTATTTTTTCCATGATTTTTTTGTGATTTAATTTCTCTTTCTAATAATATTTTTGTCCTGGCCAGGTCTAAAATGTCAGGGTTATCCAGGAGTTTTTGTTTAAGTCCTTTGCTTTTCCTTGAAAGGAGGTGAGCAACAAATGAATCAGGTAAATTGAGTGTTCCGGAATTCCTTTTTATATTATCTTCCAGGGAAATCAATTCCAGGTTTTCAATCCTGCAATCCATCTGATCCCCATTTTTGAAAGTGAGAATCATATTCTCTGGTATAGGACCGTGTTCCCTCTCCCACAAATACCTGTGATATAGTTCCCATTTTCCCAGGGAAACCCGGATATACTTATAATGTATATCTGTACCAGATTCCTTCCTCACAGAAATATCACCATCAGTTTTTGTATTATGTGGTAAGTGTCCTTTTTTAAAGCTTCCTGAATTAGCTTTCATTATTCCTTTCGTTCCAGTATTCCATGGTTTGTCTCCCTTCTGAAATCTTGAAATTTTACCCTTAATCCCCAATTCTCTCCTTCTCCTGGAGATAGTTTCCCTGGTACACCCAATCATTTCAGCAATTTCTCTATCCAATAGCTTTCCACCATGTTTTTTGATGATAGCAAGGTGAGCCTTGGTAATTACAAATGGTTTTTTGCGTGACATAATTATCCTACTTTATGATATGGAATTGCCTTTTGGAGGGTATCCTGGTGGTCGATAAATTGATTTCTTTCTTTCTCCTGCATCATGATAAAATAAAGCATCTGAGTCTCCCAATTGATCTCTTTATTCTTGTACATGTTCATGATTAGGGTTTTGGAATCAAGTGGATCATAGCCGGTGTCCAGGGAAAAAACATCTTTCCAGTCTTTTAAGAAAAATGGAAAAATTCGCTCAATCTCTGCAGTCATAATTTTCTCCAGGTGGCTGCCTTGGCTGTAGTTGATATCATACACCCTGCCTATCTGGTATTTTTCTGATTTCAATCTTACCGTAGTAAAATATTTGCAGTTTAATTTTCTATTCCAGTTATAGCTAAAATTGATTTGTCCAAATATTGCTTTCATAATTTTTAAATTTTTAGTGGGACCTTTTAATACTTTCCAGCCTCTAATTGCTGTATGAAGTCAGGGGGAACTAATTCAAAAAGGATCGTTTCGTAGGCTTCTATTTCCTCATTCAAGGGTTGAATCCTGTCATAAGGAACTCCCTTCTTTTCCATAATCGATCTTTGTGCACATAGTTTATCGTGTAACTGAAGTACAGCCTCCAGGTAGTCCGGGTCTTTATCCGGATCTATTCTAGTTTTTCGAAGTATTTGAACAATTCCCTTTGCCCGCTTTCTCTCTTGAATTCCTGGTATTTCCTTTTGCTCAAAAACTCTCCCAAATGCATTGCAGCAAGTACATACCATATTAAAAAACTTGGCACAAATAGAAAGAAATAAAGCCCATGAACTTTGAATCCAGCGTAGGCAAATAATGCTGTACAGAAAGAAAAAAGGATTAACCATATCGTTTGTTTTTTCATGATTAAAAAATGTGTAATGTTTAATTTCTGAGGTAGGTAAGAAAGCTGCCTGGCAAGTCCAGGCAGTTTAATCTAGCGTTCACTAACCAAAAAATTACCACCTACCTATAAAGTCTTTTTCCAGGTAATTGACCGTTCATCATCTTCCAGCCTATTGGAAGTAATCTTCCATTTTTCCCTAATTTTATTTTCCTGATTTCTTATTCTTTTCATCTTTTCAGCACACTTGGTACTGCAGTATTTTTTTGGATTGGCAGACACTTCTTTTCTGATGTTTACCTGGAAGGTTTTGCCACATCCATCAGCTTTGCAAATTCTATTCTCAAACTCTGTTAATTTCTCGGATTCTGTTACACCACTCGCTGTGGGGCTGCATTCCTCATTTTGAGGAAACTGGAAAATTGGGGTGGGTAAAGCCCCAATTTCCGGTGTTTCGCTGGTTGTTTCCTGATCATCTGGCTGGTCTTCCGAATCATCTTCAGGGTCTGGTAAATTGCCGTTTGGTTTATCTGTTTCATTGAAATATTCATTGGCTGATTTGTACCCAAAATAAAACCCGAACACCATGCAGATTAAGTACAAGCTCTCTGAAAAAATAACATTGTATCTGTTAGTCTTTACCTTGCTTGCCAATGTGGTTTTGTACTGGCTGATGTTTTCATCATGCTCCTGAATATTCAAATTCCTTTGTGAGGCATATTCCTCATGCAGTTTGTTTTTCTGGCTCTCCAGCTGCTCCAGTTTTTTTGTATCCATGGAAACCTCAGCTGAGGTATGATATTTATTTCCAGTGGGAGGGAGATAATAATTTCCTTCCCAGGTGTATTTCTTTTTTATAACTGAAATCTGTTTTTCTTTTTCGGCTAATAAGGATGTAAATACCCGATCAGTTTCAGCTGTTTTGGTATCTTCTGGGATGACAATTGCCTCTCTGGCTCTATCGGTTACACCATTGTAGCTGAAGTAAACAGAACCAGCCATAAGGGCTAATCCAAGTGAAAGAAAGAATACATTAAAACTGGTGGCCGGTCCTAAGAATTCAGTCATGAATTTGCTTATTACAGCCGTTTTAAGCACTTCAAATACTATGTTAAGTATTAGTGCCAGGGCAGGAGCATAAACATGCTTATTCCCCACTATTTGATTTAAAAAGTACGCATATTCACTCCATCCTGAATAAGCCTGGCAAACCAGACTTACCATCATAAGCACTATAAAAACAGAAAAAAACCTGTCGAAATAGTCTTTTGGGATGATATATGACCTGTAGAATTTGCGCATGAAGAATTCTTTGACTTTATTTGTCTCCATAACATTTTGAATTGAGATGATTTAAATTGTTATTCTTTGGAAGGGAGCTGTTGCTGCAGCTCCCTTTTTATTTCCTGTCCTGGTATTTCCTTTTCAAACTTGAAATGTAATTCCTTCTAAATCCCCAGCGCCTTTTGCCTGCAGGAGTTTGTCGTTCTTTTTCCCTCTCCACCATTTTTTCTAATAAGGCAGGGTGGTCATTCGTGTTTTTCATAACCCATCTTTTTTATATTGTGAATGATATTTTCAAATTTCTTTTGGTCTTTGCGCTGATGCCTGATCACTAAAAATCCTGCTATAAAAGCGCATGTGATATAGTAAATCCAGATGAATATTTCGTATGATGTCATTATTTTATAGCTTGTTATATACCTGATGAACTGGGGTATTTTTCATACCGGTTCTCATTATTTCTCTTAGCTGTTTTATTTCCTTAGCAATTTTTAATTTGGTGGCTTCTGATAATCCAACTCTTTTTTTCATGTCGTTCAGTCGCCAGATTTCTTTTTGGATATCGTCTAATGTCCTCATTATGGGTTTGGTTTATTTTGATATAGAAATTCTTTGAGTGCTAGCCGGATGGCATCAGAAATGGTTCGGTCTTCATTATCACAAAATTCTAATAAATCATCATGCAGGTCTTTAGAAATCCTGCCACCAATATGCACTCCTAAAAGTTGCTTGTCTTTTTTTTTCTCCGTGGAAATTGCTTCACTGGTCAATTGACTATACATTTGTTTAACATTGTTTTACATTGTTTTACAATTATACAATATATCGAACACAACAACAAAATATTGTACAGTTAATTTCAAATATTGAGCTATTGATGTTAAATCTGGAAAACTTACTTAAAAATCAGGGGGATAAAGTTGGATGGAACTTGAAAAAAATTGCACTTAAAAGTGGGATTCCATATACAACATTATTACATAATGTAAAGCAAAATGATATTTCTATTCAAAAATTAGAGAAAATAGCAACAGCACTAAATGTTACTCTTGAAGAACTAATTTTTCAAAAGGAAAAATCAGAAATAGAAAAATCTAAAGAATCAGAATATAATGATTTAATAAAAAAATATGTCAAGTCTCTCGAGCGAGAAAAGGAATTAGAATCAGAATTAAAAAAATATAAGAAGGAGTACCAGGTAGAACAAGGCTCTCCGGAGGATACTATAAATATCTTAAAAAAAGCCAGTGATATGCAGGAGAAAGAGTTGCTGATATTGAGAAAAGAAATTCAGCTACAAAGAGAAGAATTAATTTCCCTCAGAGCAAAAGTGAAAGCTTATGAGGGGAGGTAGGAAAATCAAATTAAACTTTTATCCTAAACCTTAATAAAATGACAATTGCGATTAATGCAAAAATCCATGAGGGTGTTGTATTGGCAAGTGATAGTGCTACTACTATGATAGATCCCTCTGGTAGAGTTTTTAATGTTTATGAACATGCAAACAAAATTTTTAATTTATACAAAGGTCTACCGATTGGTGCAATCACATATGGATTAGGTAATATTGGTCATGCTTCCATTGCAACTTTAGCAAAGGACTTTAGACAAGAGTTAAAAACCAAAATGGATCCTGAGAATTATAAATTAATAGATATTGCAAACCAGTTCTCAGATTTTATTAATGGCAAATATGAATCAATATTTAAGAATGTGGAGGTACATAAAAGACCTGCCCTTGGATTTGTAATTGGAGGGTATTCTACAAATTCAGATTTACCAGAAGAATATCAAATAATTTTTCCTTTTAACGTTAAACCAATGGCTGTAAGGCCTCCACAAGAGACAGGTTTAACATGGAATGGAGAGGTCGAACCTTTAACTAGATTAATATTAGGCCATGGAAGTCAATTAGATACGTTTGTTAGTAAAACTATTAGTTTGTTTAAAGGTCAGAAAGAGGCTAATCAATTTGTTGCTTTCTTAAAAAAAAGTTCCCAGGTATCAATGATTACACCAGGTATGCCCCTCCAGGATGTCATTTATTTAGCTGAATATTTAGTGGAAACGGCTATAAAATTTGCTAAATTTAGACCAGGAGCCCAAACTGTTGGTGGACCAATAGAAATTGCCGTGATATCTAAACATGAAGGATTTAAATGGGTTAAACGCAAACACTATTTTAGTACCGAATTAAATAATTTTTCTGCAACTGAAACACAAAACTTATCAAATAATGGAAAAAGCTAAATCAGATAAAAAGTCAAATTTGATCCATGATGATCAGGTGAAAAATACAGAAATGCCAGTCATGTTTTTAGAGTTAAAAATTAACCATGGTTCATGGAATTACTCTGAATACCAAGGTAAAAATGAAAATGAAGTTAGCAAAATAACTCATGAAACTGCAAATTTCAGCTACAATTAAATAGATAAAAAGCAACCGAAATTAATTCGGTTGCTTTTTACTCAACATTTCAATTATATTTCTCTCTTCCTCAAATGTTTCTTGCAAAGCCTTAACAACATCCAAGAAATCCGCCCTTAATGACTCCTCTGGAGTTCTGTTTTTAATTCTTTCGAAAGTTTTGGAATATATTATTCGCTGCCCAGTCCAAAAACTGCAAGTATTCCATTAAATACCTGATTTTGAGATAATCCATACTTTTTACGAATTTGCAGTTCTCTATATCTCATATTAAAGGTTAACAATTATTAAATTTCAATTAAATTTATTGTGAATATATTCACGCCCTCAAACATTGCTTATGATACTAACATTTTTTGGACTTTTTAAAATACAGCACAATGTTAGACTTTTTTAAACCAGATCAAACAGATTTTGATTTGGATCATGTTATTAAAACCAGCCTTGGAGCCTTAGACAAAATACGTTTCCTAAAGAAAGAAAATACTGCTCTTGTGCAAAAAGTTGAGAGGCTTGAAGTAATAATAGAGCAACAAAAGAGGATTCTTGAAATACTTGAAACAAAAAGAAAAAGAGAGTTAATAGAACATGCTGAAGTCAATCAGAATTAACAATTTCCTCCCTATCCATATAATTAAATATGACATATATTATCCATATGGTTATTCCTCCAACTTTATAAGGCATTCCTGTCTGACCATTATAAAGAATAAAATCAAGTAATTTAAGTAAAACCAGCACTATGAAAGCCATCACAATCATAGCTGCTGGTTTTGATATTTGTTTTTTTACAACCCAATATAATCCTACTGTTAGCATAAGGTCTATAATATGTAGCATAAGGAAAACCAGATACCATCCTAATGGCCATTGATAATTATAGAAAGGGAACAAATAAAAACTTTCCTTCATTAATGGTTTATCGATAAATGCAAAAACATCCCAACACAAAATTTTCCCAAACATTAAATAAGCTACAAGAAAGTGAGAAAAGAAAAGGAATAGGCTGACTAAAGATAACCTATTCAGCCTGGATTGTCTTGTGGTAAGGTTATATATCAATCCTACTTTAATAATGAATACCAAATGTAGTGTAATAAAATACACATAGTTTTTATAGGTGGTGTATTTTGTGGGAGCAAAGGGATATATATAATGTTTTTCACCATCATACCCCCCTGGAAAGATTAGAAATAGATAATAAAAAAGAAGGATAACCACTAACCAGGTGATTATCCCAAATTCAATTTTTAAAGTTTTTGTTACTTTCATTTTCTGTTATCCTCATTACCTGTTGGAGGCTCCTCAGGTTTGTCTCCTCCACCATTGTCCACTTCCTCTGGAAACCTTGAAAGCATTTGGTCATTTAATAGTTCAAACATATTATTCAT